CATATGTTCCTCTCCAAATGGTTCGTGCCGTTGGACAGGACACCTTCCAGCCTAAGATTGGCTTCAAAACCAGATATGGTATGGTTGCCAACCCATTCGCTGAAGGTTCAGCTGCCGATGCACAAGGACTCGGTAGACTCAAGACTAACTCGAACCGCTATTACAGAAGAGTTCAAGTTAAGAACCTCATGTGAGTTATTTCTCACAAGACACTCAGAGTCCCGAAAGGGACTCTTTTTTTATCTAAATAAAAATAAAAATGGATCAACCAAACAATAGAAATTATTTGTCTCCGATTGGATTCAAATTTATGCTTGATCATGCTCCAAAAGTAGACTTCTTTTGCAACTCTGCAAATATCCCAGGCATTAATTTGGGAGTTGCTGTTCAACCAAACTATCTCAAGATGATTGATCATCCTGGAGATATGTTAACTTTTGAAGATCTCACTCTAAGTTTCTTAGTTGATGAAGATCTTGAAAACTATATGGAAATCTGGAATTGGATGACTGCTCTAGGATTTCCAGAAAGCATTGAACAATTTATAGATTATCAAGATCAATACAAAAAAGGAAAGTTTACAAATAACTTCCCAGAACAAGCTGATGCAACATTACAAATTCTAAACAGTAACTACAGGCCTGCAGCAAACGTTAAATTTAGAGGAGTTTTTCCTTTCAGTTTAACCACATTGCAGTTTGATGCAAGGGAAAGAGATTACACCTACTTTACAGCTAACGTAACTTTCAAGTATACTATGTACAATATCACTGACATACTTGGCACCAAATTATGAACCTTGATGAAATTCAAAAGATGTGGGAAGAAGATTCAAATATGGATCCTGACAACTTACATCTTGAATCTTTGAAGATACCACAACTTCATGCAAAATATTATAAAATTTACAACAATACAATGCTTCTAAATAAGAAGTGTATTCAAGATATTAACAGTTTAAAAAAAGATCGTTACGAATATTATAACGGAAAGGCATCGCCAGAAATCTATGCAGAGGAACCGTTTCCGTTCAAAGTGAGAGATAAGGAATCAATGACTCGTTATCTCGAAGCTGATGAGAAACTGGGGCATCTCAAACTTAAAAATGAATACTACGAAACAGTTTTAAAATATTTGGAAGAGATTATTAAAAATCTAAACAATAGAACCTTTCAAATCAAAAACGCAATTGAGTGGAGTAAATTCCAGGCAGGTTATAGTTGATGAGTGATATTGTAATTGAAAAGAAGAACGAAGTATATCTCAGAGTCGAAGCAGAACCATATATCTTACAAGAACTTTTAGATCGTTTTACATTCGAAGTTCCTGGAGCAAAGTTTATGCCCCAGTATCGAAGAAGATTCTGGGATGGAAAAATTCGTCTTTTCAATTTACAAAAAAAAGAAATCTATGTTGGATTACTCGATAAGTTAGTTGCATTTGCAGATAAGAGCAACTACAAATATGAGTTCAAACATTCAAAATTTTACGGAGATCCATTCGAAGTTAATGAGATGATTTCCAGAGAAGGTGTTGTAGATTATGTAAAGTTAATATCTACACACGAACCAAGAGATTATCAACTCGATGGTATCTATAGTGCATTATATTTTAATCGTAAGTTATTAATTTCACCAACTGCTTCTGGTAAATCTTTGATGATTTATGCAATCACAAGATACTACACAGAAAAGAATTTGTCAACTCTCATTATTGTTCCCACTACTTCACTCGTGGAACAGATGTATAAAGACTTTGAAGATTATGGTTGGGATGTATCACATTATTGTCACAAAATTTATTCAGGAAAAGAACGATACGATATTGATGCACCTGTTGTTATCACAACTTGGCAGTCTATTTTCAAAGAACCAATAAAGTGGTTTGATCGATTTGATGTCGTTATAGGAGATGAAGCTCACCAGTTTAAATCTAAGTCACTGGTAGATATTATGTCAAAACTTCTAGATTGTAAATACCGATTTGGATTTACAGGAACTCTTGATGGAACACAAACACACAAGTGGGTTCTCGAAGGCTTATTTGGCCCATCATACAATGTTACAAAAACAAAAGAACTGATCGATAAAGGGCATTTATCTAAACTTGATATCAAAATCTTACTCCTCAAACATAATGGACAGAAGTTTGAAAAGTATGAAGATGAGATTCAATATCTCATCAGTCATGATAAGAGAAATAACTTTATCAAAAATCTTTCTTTAGATCTCAAAGGTAATACTTTGATTTTATATTCCAGAGTTGAAACTCATGGGCAGATACTTTACGAACTTATAAATACTGATAAGGAAAAGAATCGTAAGATTTTTTTCGTTCATGGTGGAGTTGATGCTGAAGATAGAGAAGAAGTTCGTAAAATTACGGAACAAGAATCCGACGCAATCATCATTGCATCCTACGGAACTTTCTCAACAGGCATCAATATTAAAAATCTCCATAACGTAGTCTTTGCTTCACCATCCAAATCTAGAATCAGAAATCTTCAATCAATCGGAAGAGTTTTAAGAAAAGGTAATCAAAAAACTAAGGCAGTTCTATATGACATTGCTGACGATATTACTCATAACTCATCTCGAAATTATACTCTTAATCATCTTACAGAAAGAATAAAAATTTACAATGAAGAGTATTTCAACTATACTATTATTAACGTTAATTTAAGAAAATAGATGGAAGAAGAATTTTATGCAACCTTAAAATTAATTTCTGGTGAAGAAATCATGGCTAAGGTTTGCCCTTGTGATGAACAAGATCGTATTGTTTTAATTCTTGAATCTCCTGTTTTAGTTAAAGATATTAATCTCTCTCGTTTTGGAATCAAGGGAATGCAGTTTGAACCTTGGATCAAAATGTCAGATGATACAATGTTCATTTTAGATATGGAAAAGGTTCTTACAATGACTGAGATTATAAATTCTGATATACTCATGATTTATAAAAAGTTTGTAAGCAGATCTACAAGATACAATAAAAAAGAATCTTGTAGATCTAAGATTACAAAGGATATGGGATATGTCTCAAACGTGGAAGAGTTCAAGAAGAACTTAGAAAAGCTTTATAAAGATATCTAAACCGTTCCCTTGAACCCTGACAGAGTTATCCTACTCATGTTTTAGTATATTGTCAAGCTCGTAAAAATGTGTTATAATGCGAACATGATTTGAGTTAAAAAATGTAATGGTATTCACAATGATAAAAAGCAGAAGAGAATCAGAACACTATGTAAATAACAAAGAGTTCTTTGAGGCTATCGTGGAATATCGGCGTTTGGTGCTCAAATCTCAAACAGAAAATACTACAAAACCACGAATCACAAATTATCTTGGTGAGTGTTTCTTGAAGATTGCTACACACTTATCATACAAACCAAATTTTGTCAATTACATGTTCCGAGAAGATATGATTTCTGATGGTATAGAAAACTGCGTTCAATATATCGATAGATTTAATCCAGAAAAGTCTTCCAATCCATTTGCCTATTTCACTCAAGTCATCTATTATGCGTTTCTTCGTCGTATTGCTAAAGAAAAGAGACAACTAGAAGTCAAGTCAAAACTTTTAGATCATTCTGGATTTGATGAAGTATTTGTGTCTGATGATACTATTCTTGCAAGTAGTAACTCAGATCTCAACACAATTAAAAATAATATTCAATATAGATTGAACAACTATTGATATGAAGGTTGCAATTATTACAGATACTCACTTCGGTGCTCGAAAGGGATCTAAAGTATTTCATGATTTTTTTCTTAAATTTTATAATGAAGTATTCTTTCCAACCCTAGAAAAAGAAGGTATCACTACAGTCATTGATATGGGTGATACTTTCGATAATCGTAAGTCAGTTGACTTCTGGGCTTTGAAATGGGCTCAGGAGAATTACTATGATCGTCTTCAAGAGATGGGATGCAAAGTTCATACTATTGTTGGTAATCATACTGCTTACTACAAAAACACAAATGATGTAAGTGGTGTTGAACTTCTACTTCGTGAATATCAGAATGTCAATGTGATTTCTGAAACTTTAGAAGTGATGATTGATCATAGAAAAGTTTTGTTTATTCCTTGGATCAATCAAGAGAACCGTGATCATACTTTGCAGATGATTGCAAAGACAAATGCTCAAATTGCAATGGGGCATTTGGAACTGACTGGATTTTCTCCTTATCGTGGATTCGTAATGGATCATGGAGATGATAAGTCAATCTTTAATAAGTTTACTAAAGTTTTCTCTGGGCATTTCCATACTCGTTCAAGTGATGGTAAAATTTTCTATCTTGGAAATCCATATGAGATCTACTGGAATGATGTAGATGATAATCGTGGGTTTACAATTTTTGATACCGAAACTCTAGAACATTCTCATATCAATAATCCATTTTCAATTTATAAAAAAATTCAGTATTCTGATACACCTCATCAGATTTTTAACTATTCTGAGTATGAGAGTAAGTTTGTAAAAGTCATTGTTAAGAAGAAAACAAATGACAAACAGTTTGAAACTTTTCTTGACAAACTATCTAAAGTCAATACCTTAGATATCAAGGTTGTGGAAAACTATGATCTAAATGATAATGTTGAGTTCGAAGTTTCTGAAAATGAAGATACAATGTCTATTCTCAGTCGATATATTGATGATAGTGAAGTTCAATTGAATAAGTCAATTGTAAAGAAACTCATCGGTTCAATATATAAGGAAGCTTGTGAAGTAGAATAATGTTTGTTTTAGCTTTAGAAGGTAGAGAAGAAGAAGGATTATACGCTGTTGAAGATGGCGATGGTGATCGTATTTTATATCTCTTCAAAGAAGAAGATGATGCAATGAGATTTGCTGGCCTTCTAGAAGCTGATGACTTTCCACCACTTGCAGTTATTGAGGTTGATGAAGAACCAACCATTAAGATCTGTGAGGAAAACAAATACAACTATGTTATAATAGATGAAAACGATCTTGTGATACCGCCGAGAGATAATGATCTTTAAGAAAATCCGCTGGAAGAATTTCCTTTCAACTGGCAACCAGTTTACTGAGATCAGTTTTACTGATCATGCAACAACTCTGATTGTTGGAACAAATGGTGCAGGGAAATCAACTGTACTTGATGCTCTTACCTTTGTTTTGTTTAACAAACCATTTCGTAAGATTAATAAACCCCAACTTTTAAATTCACAGAACGAAAAAGATTGCCTTGTGGAAATTGAGTTTTCCGCAGCCTCAGTTGATTGGTTGATTCGTCGTGGAATGAAACCAAACATCTTTGAGATCTATCGCAACGGGCAAATGTTGTCTCAAAGTTCTGATGCAAAAGATGATCAACGTAATCTTGAACAAAATATTCTTAAACTGAACTATAAGTCTTTTACTCAAATTGTTGTGCTTGGTAGTAGTACATTTGTTCCATTCATGCAACTTCCTGCTGCTCATCGTAGAGAAGTGATTGAAGATCTTTTGGATATCAAAGTATTCTCTTCTATGAATGGAATTGTAAAAGATCGTATTCGTTCATTCAATGAAGAAGTAAGAAATCTTGAGTCAAATAAGAACTTGATTCAAGAAAAAATTGGTATGCAAAATAACTTTATTGCTGAACTAGAAAGTAGTGGAAACACCAAGATAAACGCCAACAAAGGAAAGATCGCCAAGTTAGATACAGAAATTGGCGATTACATGACTCATAATTCAATTGTTGAGTCTTCTCTTTCCGAGAAAACCACTCTTCAAGAACAACTGATTATTGATACAAGTAAGTTGGTAAAACTCAATAATTTAAAAGGAAAGATCTCTCAAAAAATATCAATGATTACAAAAGATTATAAGTTTTTTCAAGAGAATGCGGTATGCCCTACTTGCACACAGTCCATTGAAGATGAGTTTCGTCTAAATAAAGTTGCAGACGCTCAAAATAAAACAGAAGAGTTGAATCAAGGTTTAAAAGATCTTGAAGAAACTATTAAAGAGGAAGAACAGCGAGAGCGCCAATTCAATTCACTCAGTAAGGAGATTACTTCACTAACACATGAGATTTCTCAAAACAATACTAAGATCTCTGGATGTCAGAGACAAATCAGAGATCTTGAATCTGAAGTTCAAACAATTACCGAACAATTACAGAACAGAAATTCTGAGCATGAGAAGTTAAAACTTTTTCAAAAAGATTTCCAAGATAAAACTAAAGAACTTTCGACTAAAAAAGAACAAATCGCCTATCACGATTTTATTTACTCCCTCCTAAAAGATGGGGGAGTAAAATCTAAAATCATCAAGAACTATCTACCTTTGATCAATCAACAGGTAAATCGTTATTTGCAGATGATGGATTTCTATATTAACTTTCAATTGGATGAAGAGTTTAACGAGTCAATTAAATCTCCTCTCCATGAGAACTTTTCTTATGCATCTTTCTCTGAAGGTGAAAAGATGAGAGTAGACTTGTCTCTTCTATTCACTTGGAGGGAGGTTGCCAGAATCAAGAATTCAGTCAATACTAATTTGTTGATTATGGATGAGGTTTTTGATTCTTCTCTTGATGGATTCGGCACCGATGAGTTCCTCAAGATTATCAGATACATCATTAAAGATGCTAATATCTTCGTGATCTCTCATAAGTCTGACTTGAATGATAAGTTTGAACATGTGTTAAAGTTTGAAAAAGTCAAAGGGTTCTCCAAGCTCAGACAGTAATCAAACCGTCACAAGCCCATCGATTCGATGGGTTTTTTGTCGTATAGTATTTTCATACGCAAAGAAAGTTATGCCCATCAATCACGAAGTCAAAGGTAGTCTCGCTCGTCTTCTTGCAACTGAGAACCTGATTGTTGAACACAAGAAAGTTTCAACTGCATCTTTTGATGTTCTGAATCGTGTTCTGGTTCTTCCTTTGTGGGAGAAGGCATCTGCAACTGTTTATGATATGCTCGTGGGACATGAAGTGGGGCATGCTCTTTATACTCCTAGTGATGAGTGGGATTTTCTGAATGAGATTCCTAAGGATTATGTGAATGTGATTGAGGATGCTCGTATCGAAAAACTGATGAAGCGTAAGTATCCTGGACTTGCAAAGTCTTTCTATAAAGGTTACAACGAACTGAATGATGATGATTTCTTCTCCATTCAAGATGAAGATTTAAATACTTTTTCTTTGATTGATCGTATCAACCTTCATTTCAAGATTGGTGCATATGCTCGTGTTCCGTTCAATGAACAAGAATATCAGTTTATTGAAATGACTGAGAAGGTTGAAACCTTTGAAGATGTTCTGAGTGTGTGCCGTAAACTTATGGAATATATTAAAAACAATAAAAAGGATTCGGCTCAACTTGATACTTTTGAAGCGCCTCAGGGCGGTTCTGGCACCCCTGAGGGCGAGTCTGAAGAACAATACGCAAATAGTGATCAATCTGATTCTAAATCATCTTCTACCGATTCTGATGAGTCTGATTATGGTAGCGATGATTCTTCTTATGGTGGCACGGCTGGTAGTTTTACTGATGAAGAAATCTCTAAAACTCAACGCTCTTTTGATGAAGAATTGAAAGAATTGAATGGTGAAACCTTTGTCCACGAAACCAAATATGTGGAAGTTCCTAATATTCACATTGATGATGTGATTATTGGTTATGAGGATCTTCACAAACATATCAACAAATCTTGGAATGATTTTCTCGTTGAGAGAGATGCCAAATATTGGCCCAATCCTTATGAAAAAGTTGACTCCGAGTATCGTCAATACAAGACTTCTGCTCAAAAAGAAGTTAACTATCTGGTAAAAGAGTTTGAGTGTAAGAAGTCAGCTGATTCTTATTCTCGTTCTTCGACTTCTCGCACTGGGGTTCTTGATACTAGTAAACTTCATACGTTTAAATATAACGAAGATTTGTTTCGTAAAGTTTCTGTGATTCCTGATGGTAAGAATCATGGATTGATCTTTATTCTTGATTGGAGTGGATCGATGGGTGATTACCTTCTCGATACTGTCAAACAACTTTTCAACCTTGTGTGGTTCTGTAAGAAAGTTCAAATTCCTTTTGAAGTCTATGCTTTCACTTATGACTTCTCAGATTATATTATTAATCCTCAATTGGATGGAGTTCCTAAAAAAT